GGCCATGTAGCTTAAAGGTAGAGCAATTGACTGTTAATCAATGGGTCGAGATATCGTAATTCCCCATGGCCGCAACATTAAGTCTTATGGTGTAATGGTAACACGTCAGATTTTGGTTCTGAAATTTTAGGTTCGAGTCCTAATAAGACTACTAAAAATTTAATATTATGAACAAATTTAAAAAAGGAGATTATATTGTATTAAAGCATCCCGATTTAGCATATAGCGAAGAAGATGAAGAATTAGAAGTATGTATTGATTATAAAAGATTATATAGGAAATATAAAAATAGAAGACATAAAATAATTTTTGTAGATGAAGATTCTTGTCAAGTTGTCATAGAAAGTATTCCACACACTTTTTATTTTAATGAAATTACATTAACAAAACCAAATATTATTAATAAAATAAAAGTATCATGAACGAACTATCAGAATACGAAGACAAATGGTATTGGGAAGACCCATATTGGGAAGATAAATCAATAGAATATTAAAACCATGAAGTTAACCAATAATGAATATATTGCTTTTCGTAAGCAAGTTAAAGAAACATTACAAGAATTTCCCATGCTAAGAAAGGGGCAAGTAATGTTTAATGTTTTATATGAAATAAGACAAGATATCGCAGATAAGGTAAGATCTACTGATCTAGATCCATTTTATGATGACAATAAAATTCCACAATTTATAAAATACATTAGTGAATGAATGAAGAGGAAGAAAAGCCTAAAATTCTTTATGACGGAGATATAAATGGAAGAGTTAAAATTAAAATAAATGATTTTACTTTTCTTTTTTGTCGACCTGATAGAGAAGAAAAAGCTAAAAAGAAGTATGCAAAGTACTTCAAAAAGAAATTTATTAAGTATTAATTAACATGCCAGCAAAAGTAACAGCAGAAGACAGAAAGAAGCACGCCACGCTATCAGGTGGTAGATTTCCAATTAAGAATGCATCTCAAGCAAGATCAGCATTAAAATTGAGAGGCCATACTAAAAACGCAGCTGAAAGACGTAAAGTCATTAATAGAGTAGCTAAGTTTTTACCTGGAGCAGCGGCTAAGGCTAGAAAAGCTGATTCTGGAAAGAAAAAGAAATAATGAAAAAAATAGATGAATGAACTAGAATTGCGATCTAGAATTAATGAGATACATACATTAATAGATGGATTAGAAAAGAATTCATTTGAAGTTTCTAATAAACCATTTGGAGATAAACCCGTAAATATTAATTTCTTATTTTCATTTATTGGGATAGATAAAGACAAGGTTATTAATGGTTTATTTAACGAAGCTGAGAAATTAAAAAGTTTATTAAATGCCAAAAACGAACGACATTGTACAGGATGTATACTCTCTAATAGATGAAGACAGATTTGAAGAGGCTGAAGAACAATTAGAATACATGACTACTGGAGAGTTAACATCTTTGTTTAATTATTTAACAACTGTATGTCCTAATAATAGACTTATGAAAGTTGTTGAAGAAGAGATTAGTGCAAGAACAATCTCTATGATGCCTGATGAATATAATCCAGGTGATGAATATCAATTTTTTGAATAAATGAAAAAATATGTAAAGATTATTTTAGTAATTTTATTCTGTGTGTTTTCTTTAAATGTATCTAATACAAATATTGAAAATATAGAAGCTAATTACACTACAGAATTTAATTACGAAGAATATATTGATACATATATAGATTCATTAGACTTAAAATACGATCATCAGAGAGGGTTTTTTAAGAAATTCCTTCCTGTTATTTATCAGGAAAGCTACAAACCTAGTATAGCTACTGCTCAATCAATTTTAGAATCAAATTGGGGAAGATGTTCATTATCTAAACACAATAATTTATTTGGTGTAAAAGGTAATGATGTTTATTATTCAACACAAGAATGTGTTGATGGAACTTTTTATAAGACAAAATTAGGGTTTAGGAAATTTGATTCTATACATCAACAAATTGAATACCATAATGAAAAATGGGCAAAAGAAATGCAAAATATGACTATAGATGAATGCATTGATTATTTATCTAAAAAGAATTATGCAACAGACCCTAATTATGGTAAAAAAATAAAACGTATTATAAAACAATATAAACTAGAAGAATTAAATGAAAATATTATTACTAGGAAATAGTGGCTCTGGAAAAGATTTCGCTGCAAAACTTTTTGAGTTGAGCGCAAGAATATATAGTGTAAGAAATAATTATGGATACAGTAGATATTCTGCTAAAGAATATGTCAAACATGTTATTGAAACATTAGAAAATCAAGAAGATATTGGTATATTTACAAAAGAAAGATTTGCACAACCAGTAAAAGATTTTATACATCAAACATTTAAAATACCGTATAGAATATTAAATTCTTCTGCTAAAGATAGTTATAAGATTGCGATAAAAGGAGAAGAAATTACTTTACGTAAACTAATAATTAAAATTAGTGAAGAGTTTAAAAATATTTTTGGTGAAGACATTTGGGTAGACACACTTCTAAAATGCACTGATAAAAACAAAAATTGGCGTATTATTGTAGATGGTAGATTTCCAAATGAATTTGCTAGAGCCAAAAAACAAGGTTTTATAACTATTAAAATAAAAAGTTGGAAAGAAAATAAAACTGATTTTGGCTTAAATAAAATAAGCGAAATACCGGAATATAAAATTGATTATATTCTGGATAATAATGAATCTCAATTATCTCTATTTAAGAAAATATATAGAATATATGAGTCAGAAATTAAAAAAGAGAATGATAACGCTTAAAACGTTGTCATTACCTAATCAATTTTTTGTTTTAGTCAAAGATTATATTTCTAGTCAGGAAATAATTTTTGATCATAATAAGAGGAAAGAATTCGAGTGTTTTCTTAAAGAGATAAAGTACGTTGCTGGATTTGAAATAAGACAAGATTTAAATCTAATAGCAATGTGGTTGGCTGGAGGAGTTCCTCAGTCAATGTATCAATATAAAATGAATCTAGAAAATGGTGGTAAAACCACATATCCTAGAAAATATGATTTCTTTGCAATAGATATAAAATATCTGCACAGATTTCACAAGAGAAATTTAGCATTAAGATATGCTGGAGCAAATATAAATGTTCCTCAATTATACCAGCAAATTCCAAAATCTTTTGATGATAAGTTTATTCAAGATTCTCTTCATTCATGCATGATAGATGTAAATATCATTCATAATATTTTGGAATATAGCATTGGGATGATTAAGGCTAGAAGAGATATTTCTAAAGATTTTAAGATGTATCTACTAGATAATTCAGCGAGTAGAATTGCGGATAAAATTTTAAAAGCAGAATACATACATAAATCAGCATCTAATGTAGATACTAGATTGTTTCATCCAATATCTAAATCAGAAGATAATGATTTAAAAAAGTCGATTAAGATAAAGGACTTAATAGACTCTCGTATTTATTTTGATAAATATGATTTAAATAACTTTTTTGAAGATATTAAGGAAAATACATTAGCTGACAAATATGAATATTCTATAAAAATAGGAGATACAGCATATAGATTTAAATCAGGGGGATTGCATTCTATAGATACACCACAAATATTTGAATCTGATGCAGAAAATGTCTATATAAATATAGATGCTTCTTCTTTTTATGCAACATTATTAACTGAATTAAACATTACTCCAGCTAATCTAAATAGCGAGATTTTTCAAAATGCAATAAAAAAACTTTTAGATTCTAGAATTAAAAACATCAATGATGAAGAGAAATCTAAATTATATAAAGATGTTTTAACCTCTATAATTGGGAAATTCATTTCTACCAACCCTTGGTTGTACGACCCTAAATCATACTATAAAATAACGATCAATGGACAATTAATTATGTTGATGCTAATATCGTTATTAGAAGAAAATGGTTTAAAAGTAGTATATTGTAACACTGATGAATTAGTGGTTAAAACGCCACGTAACAGAGTTTCTTTCTTTATTGATCTAATAGATGCATTTCGTAAAAATAACACAAATATAAGGTTTAAAACAAAATTCTGTGTTAAATTCATAGTTAAAGAATCAACGAATACATTGAGACTTTTCTATGGGGGTAAAATAAAAAGAACAGGAATTTTTGATTACTCTTTATGGGTTACGAAAAAACTAAATGCGCCTATTATTTCTAAAGCATTGGAGCAAATACTTCTTTATGGAGTTGACATAGATGAATTTTTTGAAAACAATAAAAAAATATATGATTATTGTTATAGCGTTAATATAAACAAAGAACAAGTATTAAAAGTATCTGGTGTATATGATGGTAAAGTATTAATGAATACATTAAAAAATGATTTTGTAAGATATTATATAACTAATAAAGGAGGTTATTCACTAATACTAGATGATGCCGGAAAAGAAACTGTCATATCTAAAGATAAGATAAAGATAGCAAATAATATTTACTCCTCATATACTAACGACATTGACATTAATTATTATAAAAAAGAAGTAAACAAGATTCTAGAGTTATTTAAAGTTAAACAATTAGAATTATTTTAATGGAAACAGTACCATAATGGAACTTACGGAACGAGAGATTGATTTTCTTGAGTTCTTAAAAAAAGGAAATAAAATTCGTCTTGTAGAGATGAATAATAATGGGATCGTCAGAATATTATCTGATTCTATCGAAGTGGTTGGATTTGATCATCAAAAATTCAGAAGCAATGATAAATTAGATAAATGTTTTGACGATTTCTATTTTACATATCCTCGAATGGTAGAGGGTAGAGTTTTAAGAACTTCAGCAAAAAACACTTCATTCTATAAAAAGATGAAGGTTAAATTCAAACAAAAAATACCAGCTGAAGATTATGATAAGGTTGTAATAGGACTTAGAAAAGAATTAGAAATCAAAGAAAAAGAAAACAACCTAAAATTCCTACAAGGAATGGAAACATATATTAACCAATGTACATATGAAAAATATCTAAATTTAGAAGAGTCTGAAACGGCTAATAATTCCTCTTCAGCTGGTTTTTATATAGAAACTACAGAAACAGGAATTGAGTTATAAATTTTATAGAAGTGCTTTAAATAAGGTTTTTGATGGTCTAGTAGGTAAGAACAAAGGTGTTCCAACCTCATCAAGAATGCTTAATAAATGGATTACTAACATACAAAAAGAAAGGATTTATATAATATCTGGATCATCTGGTTCTGGCAAAACATCTTTTGCCAATGAATTATATGTGTTTTCAATGTTTGATGAATACATTAAACATAATAAAATTAAACCAGAGATTATATATTTTTCTTTTGAGATGACTAAAGAAAACTTAATAGGAAAATTGATTTGTAGATGGTTGTATAGCAATTATAATATTGTAATATCGCCAAATCAATTATTTTCTTATGGAGATAATAAATGTCCTCAAAAAATCATTGACATTGTAAAACAAGAAGACTGTCAAGAGTATATCTCTAAATTTGAAGAGGTAACGAAAGTCTATGATATTTCAATGGGAGTAGATGAAATAGTTAGTGTATTAGATGAGATAGGTAAAAAGAACGGAGAAAGAAAAGAAAAAGATAATGGATTTAAAACTTATGTAGAATATGAAGAAAATAAACATGTTCTTGTAGTTATAGATCACGCAGCTTTAGTTAAGTTGTCACCTGGTAAAAGTAAAAAATCTACTATAGATGATTTAACACCCCACTTAATAAGACTTAGAAAACAATATAAATTTTCTATTGTAGTACTCCAGCAGCTTAACAGAAATATTTCGTCTACAGACAGATTAAAACTCGATCAAATGCTTCCAAATGACGCTGATTTAAAAGAAACGTCAGATTTATATGATGCATGCGATGTATGTTTAGGGATATTCAATCCATTTAAATACAGGATCTCTAGAACTTTTGGATATGATATCTGCACAGATGATTTACCAAAAAGAAAGTTCTATTTAGAAGATAGATTCAGAATAATGAATATTATGAAGAATCGTCATGGCGATAATAATAAAATTATGCCAGTTGGGTTTATAGGAGAAAACGGTATAATACTAGACCTACCAGCTCCAAATAAACTAGATATATTTGCGTTTAATGATATGATAGAAAAGAAGCTAGTATAGCGAATGAGCGAAGATTATATGAGTCTTTTTAGTTCTCCGCCAATGGAGAGCTTAATGGAAATGGTTTATTTATATGGAGCACCAAAAATTGGTAAATCCACATATTTCTCTCAAATGCCTGATACTTTAATTATAGGTACGGAAAGGGGATATAAATTCTTGAATCCCAAGAATTATGTAGAATGTGTAGGATATAAAGCTCCACGAGGTGCTGATGGTAAATTCCTAAAAGACGATGAAAGCGTTGCGCGAAGAAACGCTAAAGAATTCTATATGGATGAAATTTTTACCAACCTCGACTATGTTAAGAAAAAAACTGGTAAAAAACCATTTAAATATATTGTTGTAGATACAATATCTACGTTTGTAAATAATATATTGGCTAAAGAAATTCTTAATGATTACAATGAAGGATTAGAAAAAGGCAAGCAACAACAAAAGGCTGCCAATATCCCATTTGGTAAATATCATGAAATAGCCGGAGAATATATTATTGAAATGAAAGATACGCTAAGTAAATATTGTGATACAATTATCTTAGTGGGTCATGTTAAAATTAAACAAGCTCTTCTTGAAAACTCAGGAGAAAGCGTTGTATCGTCTGAAATAGACTTAGGTACTAGAGTAAAATCTATTGTTACCACTGAGTCAGATGCTAATGGTAGATTCTTTAAGGATCTAGATGGGAATCTTTGTATATCTACTATATACGAAGGAGCAGATGCTTTAGGCTGTAGAAATCCTAAGGTGGCAGGACGCATCTTTAAAGTATGTATTCCTAGTAAAACAAATGAAGAAGGGGTACCAGTTGAATTTAATACTAATTACGAATTTTTTGAATAATATAAAATAATGAAGATTAATAAACCAGCAACGACGAGCGAAAATAATGAAGGTGGATTTGATACATACACTGGTTTAACAAGAGCAAAAATAGTAGCAGTAAATCCAAATCTTAAAGAATTAGAAAAAATTGGAATAAAACTTCAAGAAGAACCTGAATATAGAAAGGTTATTAATAGTGAAAATAAATATATTGTTACATTTTGGCTTCAAAGTTTAGATAATGACAAACTATTTAAACTAGAATTTCCTATTGATAAAAGTATTGTTAAAAATAGAGACAATACAAAAACTAAAATGATAGACAAATTTGGACGGACATGCTGGACAACTAATGTTCAAACAATGTCTGATGTTAACAGAGACTATTTCGATGTTGAATCAGGACGTCCTTGTCGCACAATGGAAGAAGAAATTAATAATTTCATTAGAAATTATAATGGGCTAAAAACCAAAGAAGAAGGTCTTGTTAATTTGGAAAATATATTCCAAAATCCAAAACTTGTAGTTAGAGATTTGCAAGACAGTGAAACAGGATTGTATTCTTGGGATATTAATAATATATGGTTGTTTGCTACTGCTTCTATAGTTGTAAAAGATGGTAAAAGAAGATTTTATCAAAGAGTCTTGATGAAATTCTATAATGGATCAATTCCTTATAAGAATGTTTTAGGATGGTTTACTAACTTTATAGAAAAACAAGGAACATATATTAAAGATTATTATGAGATTGGTCAAATAAAAGCTATTGACAAGAGTCAGTTTGGACCAGTGGGGGGAGCGATAACGCCATCTGAACCAAGAGTTGAAACTAATATAAATATTAGTTCAGCCAGCGAAGATGATAACGATCTCCCTTTTTAATATTTTAAAGCTTTAGTGTAAATTTAATAATAGGCCTCTATCTTTAATTAGATAGGGGCTTATTTATTTTTATTATGAAGGTAGATTTTAAAATATCTAAGAAGGATATTCTTGATAAAATAAGACCAGAAGAAATATTTTCTGCTTTTATTGATAATCCTAGACCTAGTAGGGTATATAAAGTTCCATGGAGGACTGATGAAAAAGAATCTCTAACGTTTTTTTATTCACCTAGTAATGAGTTAATGTTTTATGATCAAGCTTATAAGGAAGGTGGAGATTGCATTACATTTTATTCTAAAATATTTAACGTTAACAGAAAACAAGCGTTAATAGAAATTTATAATAAATTTAAACTTAGAGATATAAAGAAAATAGATTATAGCAAAATAGTAAAAGAATATAAACCAAAAAGCATCGAAAGTAAACTATCATGGAAATATTCTTCTACTGATTCTAAGAAATACGAAGATGCTATAAACTATTTTAAATCATTTGGAATATCAAAAGAAACATTAGATTTCTTTGGTGTTAAACCAATTGATTTTTATTGTATAGACGATGTAATGATTCGTCCAGAAAACTTTTCAGTTGTTTATGAATATGAAGATAATAAATGTAAAATATACACACCGTTATCTTCTAATAGAAAATACAAGTTTCTAGATGGGATTAAAGGAGAATATTATCAAGGATATAATAAACTACCTGAAAATGGGAATATAGTTTTTATTACATCATCTTATAAGGATGTCATGATTTTGTATGAACTAGGATTCCCTGCCATCGCACCGAAATCCGAAGTTGTAAAAATAGATGATCAAATAATAAACGAATTAAAAACAAGATTCGAAAATGTTATTCTATTTTATGACAATGATGATGCTGGATTAAAAGCAGCTGAAAAATTAAAAAACAAATATAATATTAACTATATAGTTACTGTTAAAGAAAAAGATCCATCTGATTTTTCAAGAAAATATTCTAAAGAAAAATTATATGAATATATAATATCTAAGTTAAGTAACTATAACAATTAAAATAATGAAAGATTTAATCAAAATAAGACAACAAATCATATCACCAATTATTTTATTAAATAGAAATTCTTTAGAAGAATTATTCGATAATGGAACATGTATTATAAACACATTATATGGAAGACACATTTCTCCAAGGACTAATTCTGTCAAGATGGATGGGTTTAGAATGTTTATAGAAATACCAAAACAATGTTTAAATATAGATATTGAAGAACACAAAGATAAATTATTTTATTTTGCATTAATTTATCGTAATGATGTTATAAGATTCTTAAAAAAAGACCCAAACCTTTATGTGAGATATAATGATGCTTGCACAAGATACGCGACATCAAGATCGTTGAAAATACAAAAAGAAATAAATCTTATATATAACATAACTGCTTTTAAATTAGCTATAAAAAAATTTTTACTAAGTCAAGTTTGTGCCATAACTAATATATCTAGATATAGGCAAAACATTAATTTGTCATATAGAGATTTATATCTAACAAAAGGTAGTTTTGACAATAAAGAATCATGGGTAAATTCACTAAATTGTAGAATGTCGCATGAAGTTAGTATAAAAGATGTTAATATAAGAAAAATAACTAAATTAATAAATAAATTAAATAACCTAAATTATTTTAAAAATGAATAATATTGCATATGTTTTGGTTTATGGATCTCTTAGAGAAAGAATGGGAAATCATAGACTAATTGAAAGAGTTGGCAAAAATCTAATAAAAAATGACATTATAATTCCTGGATATAACATGAAAGATATGGGTGCGTTTCCAGGCATTATAAAGGGTAATAATAAAATCGTTTGTGAACTTTATAAAACAACAGAAGAATGTATTGAAGGTCCATTTGATATGTTGGAGGGATATAATAAAGAAAACCCAAAAAGATCATTTTATCTTCGCAAGTTAATCGACCTTCCTGATAAAGTAAAAGATGGAGAAGTTACCGTTACAAAAGCTTATATATATGAGCTTAATCAAGAAGACGCAGATGAAAGTAATAGATATTCTTCATTACATGATGTGCCAAAAGACGAAGACAATATTCAAGATTGGACTGAATACAAATTAAGCAAATGAAATTAAGAATAAAACTTAGATCTAAAAATGAGACAGCTGATCTATTGCGTAATGCAATATCAACTTTAAGAACTAAAATTCCAGTTGTTCTTAGGTTATATTCAAACACGCCAATAGAAGCCATTTTAAGCCCCTCTCAGCTATCAAAACCATTTATTGAATGGAATACATTAGAATCTATTAAAAATAGCGCTAATAAGCTTAAAACAAAGAAATTAATGGTGGATAACGATATTCCAACAGCTGAATATTGGGAAGTCGCTGATTTCATTGAAAATAAAGAACAAATCTTTGAAGAGCATAAAAATATTATTGCTAAAAAAATTAATGGATCTAAAGGTATTGGAATGAAATTATTTCATTCTATTGAAGAATACAATGAATGGGTTTCAAATGAAGGACCTAATTTAAAAGAATATTTCTTTGAGAGATATTACAATTATAATAGAGAATATCGTATTCACTTATTTAATGGTGAAATGATTTATACCAATAGGAAAATGCTTAAAGAAGATGCTGAAGAAAGATGGTATCGGAATGATAGTAATTCTGTTTGGTATATAGAAACAAATCCTCTATTTGACAAGCCTGTTAATTTTGATAAAATAGTTGAAGATTGTAAAAAACTTCAAGAATTAACAGGGTTGAACTTTTCTTCTTTTGATATTAGAATTCAATCTAGTAAACATAAAGATCCTAAGTATATTATTCTTGAAACAAATAGCGGTTCTTCAATGGGTGAAGGAACTGCTATGGCATATAAAAATGCCATTGAAAAATATTTAATCGATAATAATCTTTTATCATAATGCCAAAAAGAATTATAACCAATTGCATGGTAGGAGCTGACCCTGAATTTTTTTGTCAGCATGAAAAATATGGTATTGTCTCTGTAGTAGATAAGATAGGCGGTAAAAAAGATACACCATTGAAACTAGGATATAAACCTGGATTTTATGTACAAGAAGATAATATTGCATGTGAATTTAATATTCCGCCAACTCCATTGATTTCTGAAAATGATGATGAGTTTCCGAATGAAATGTTTGTGCAAAATATTAGATATGCAATACAACAAATATATGAAAATCATCTAAAGAAATATGATTTAAAACCTGTTTTTCAATCTAGTGCTATTATAGCAGAAAATCAATTGCAGACAGAACAAGCTCAAACTTTTGGGTGTGATCCTGATTACAATGCGTGGACTAAAAAACAAAATCCAAAACCTAAATCTAAAAATATAAACCTAAGATCAACAGCTTTGCATTTTCATTTATCTTATGATAATCCAGATGAAGAAACAAATTGTGAATTAGCCAAGATATTTGACAATACAGCTGGATTGTTTTCTGTTCTTCTGGATAATGATAATCAAAGAAGAATATTGTATGGAAAAGCAGGATCTATAAGACATAAAAAATATGGTGTTGAATTTAGAATTTTAGGTGGAAATTTTCTATCTGCAAACCACATAAATCAAGCTTTTGTCCTTCTTAACATGACTGTTATTCTTTTTAATAAAGGATACAGATGTAATTATAGATTAGTACAAGAAGCTATCAATAGTAACAATTGTGATTTGGCAAGAGAATTGCTAATATTACTTTTAGGAGAAAATAAATTTAATGAATTTATGTCTCTGTTTGAGGAAATTAGTTTTAATGAAGAAAGTTATATAACCGAAACAAATAATAAATAATGATAAATTACTATCTATTAGACGGAAATTTTATAAATACACTAAATTCTTTTTGTTCTGATAGTGTATTTAGATATTTGTCGGAAAGACCAAATTTAACCAAATCAAATATATTGTGTGTTAAATCTAAAGACGCAATACCTAGTGATTTTCTAAAAAAAGAAAATTTGGAAATCATTTTAGATCTGCTAAATAGTCTTTATCCGTCACAATATCATATTTCCGTAGTACCAAACTACAGAAGAGGAAACCAATATAAAATACAAAAAAGTAGTTATGGTAACAAAATTACTTTAGAAGAATTTCTTAAAAGTAGTTATAAAGGCTGCATACCATTAGATAAAAACATATTACTTCCATTCGGAGATAGATCTATTATTATAAAAGGAGGATCTAAACCTGGGTCTGTGTCAACGCTAGATCCTGGAGCTGATGACTTATCAGGAACGGCTTCATTTACTAATCTAAAAATGCCTGTTTTACCATTTTCTTATAATATTATAAGAGATGAGAAAAAAACAACTATTTTTGAAAATGAAATAACATTTAAAATAGAGTATTTAACAGTAGCAAAGAATTATAATTGTCATGCATGTTGGCAGTTGTTTAATTCTATTTTGCGAATGGTAGATAATCCTTTTGAACAAGGAATTTTAAGAACATATATAAATTTACGTAAAAACAAAAAATATAAAGATCAAGATAAATTCTTTTTGTTTGGATTTGCATGCGCTTTTCCTGATCATGATAAATCCATGTTAGAGTCTTATAATCAAGATTATTTTTCTCCAAAAAGAGGAACGTATGGACATCTAACTAATGGTTATTATGATAAAGATGGAATGCATCATTTTTATTATTCAAAAAACAACAAGAAAATTTTACCAATATTTAAAACAAAAATAGATATTGACGAAAAGTATCGTAAATCAGGACAAAAAAACAGATTTATTTATAATGAATCATATGTTTCAGAAGATCACACTAGTAGTGAGATTTGTACAGAAAGAAGCACTGGAACATATATAAACTTGTTTAATAAAAATTATACAGGTGTATTGAGCGAATTTAATATTGTAGATTATGAATTTGTAGAAAAGGAAATATCAAACATTAATGATCTTTATAAAGAAGTAGATAAATTTATTTTAAAAGCAAATATATTTCTTGGAAAAGTTAAACCATCTGGTATTATTGTTGAATGTATTAAGGATTTGAGAGAACTAGGATTCTTCAAAGGAAATAAGTATTTCAAATCAACAGAAGACAATAGCTATTATAATGAATTTAACTTTATCGAACAAGTGGAAGACGAATCAATATTTAAAAAAACAACCAAATAAATGTGTGGAATTTTCGGATGGCATGGAAATAACCCACGTACATACAACCCTTATAAAATAGCAATCTTAGGATTGTTAAATGATTCAAGAGGAGGCGATGGATGTGGATTATCTGTAAATGGCCAAATACAAAAAAGCGCTGGTAAAATAGAAAAATTCAGCGAATTCCTAAGTGAAGAAGTATATAATTTCTTATTATCTAATAAAGAAAATACAGTATTAGGACATGCAAGAAAAACGAGTGTTGGATTAAGTAATCTACAAAACACTCATCCGTTTGGACACGGAGAATATAAAAATGGATATGAAGTTATACTGACTCACAATGGAACAATCCATAATTATACTGATCTAGCGCAAAAATATGAAATTGATATAGAAGGCGGAACGGATAGTTATATGCTATCTAAATTCTTACATGAAGATTTTGATAAGTTTCTGAAGATTCTCTCTGAATATAATGGGGCAGCTGCAATAGCTGCTTATGATAGAGTTAAAAATGTTTTTATTGTATTCAAAGGAGAATCTAAAAAATGGGAATCAGCGCAAACTACAGAAGAAGAAAGGCCTTTACATTTAGCATATGTAGATAAGTCTAATTTCTACTATTCATCAGAAGAAAAACATCTGATTGCAGCTGGATTTCCTAAAGAAAAAATTATAGATCTTAAAACAAATACAGTTTTTGTATTTCAAAATGGTAATTTGATATCTAAATATGAAGTAGATAGAAGTAAAGTTATACAAAATAAAGTATATAAATCTAGTATTGCTATAGTCCCTAGAAATAACTATGGACAATCATCTATTGGATTTACAAACAATAGAGGGGTTTATAGTCAAGAGGATTATGACGATTATTATTATGAAGCATATGGTTCTTATTATGGCCAACATCAATCTTATGTAGAAAAGAATAAAGAAAATCAATGGGATAAATATAGGAGTAAACCAAAAGAAGGGGAAACTACTACTAAAACCGTTGATAGTATGATGTCTTCATATAAAAAGATTGAAGAAGGTAAGCAAATCTATTTTCATAAGAATAGATATTATATAGTAGGTGGATTAATTGCAAATGGGTATTGTTATTTAGATAATTCTGGTAAGGTATTACCATATTCTATTTACAGAGATCCTAACACAGTTAAATTCATTTACTTTAAAGATGGAATACCATTCGTTAGATACGCTAACGATATTGATTTAACTGTATTAAAAAGAAATTCTGAATTATTAGCATATCCAACATTTGTTTCTAAAAAAAGGACTACGTATATTGTTAATCCAGGTAAAAACAGCCTAGAAATGTCTCCTAATAGAAAAGAAGGATTTATCCCTCTTTTTGATAGAGATAAATCTGGTAATTTAATTGGATTCTTAGAAAAACCGATTATTGTAAAGCAAGCAAAAAAAGTGAATAAACTTGATTTGTATGCTGTATATGATTCGTATATTCTAAGCAAAGATAAATTTGATATAGCCTTTGAAAAGGAGATATTAAAAACTAGACCGACGGAAGCAGTTGAAGCCTTCAATATAATACGTTCTTTAGAAGATGAAAATCTAAAGACCACTATGGAAGAAGGAGATATAGATTTAGATGAAATAAAAAACATACTTGGAGATGACTTTGACATTATTTAATAAACCAATAAAAGAAGATAAAAAATACAGAAGAATTCAAGGAGAATTATACGAAGAAAATAGAAGTGTTTTTCTAATTGAAGGAAAATGGAGAAGAATCATTGCTCCAGGTATTTATATAGACATATACAATAAGGTATCTAAAATACCGGATGATGTTCCATTGATTAAATGTCTTATTGGTAGAGATAAGAATAATAATCTAATCTTTACTAAAATGGATAGTAGATGCTATAATAAGATTATGGTATTGGTAAACAACAATGGAATATTTGAGTGTTATTGGGCATGGCCAGATCTGTGTTTAGAAAATATGGATCTGAAATTTAATAACTACAGAAACTTCTATTATGAATCTTCTATTTCAAAATCAGAATTAGACGCATTTTCTAAGTCGTTTAAATATGAATCTCCTTTCATATATAATTCATATGACCTTATAGATTTGTATGAAAAGATTAAAGAAAATGTATTTAAAGATGATGAAAAAATCACTATTAATCCTATGATAGAAGAATATCTTAAGGATGTAACTTTTGGAATTGAATTTGAAACATCTAAAATAAAATTCGTTCCTAATGATATTCTTATGAAATATGGATTAATCCCTCTTAGAGATGGCAGTATTAAAGGCTATGAATACACTACAATTCCATTGACTGGAACAGAAGGAATTCAAGATCTTTATTATATCTGCAAAGCATTAAAAGAGAATTGTGAATATGATAAATCATGTTCAGTCCATATCCATATGTCAATAAAGGGAATGCCTAAAAAAGACATTAAATTTATTGAAAGAATTCTTAATCTAGGATTTCAAATTCAAAATGAAATTTATGAAATAGTTCCTGAATATAAGTATTGCAATTATAACCATGAAAAAGAAAAGAATTATACCAAGCCAATTCCTGCTCTTTCTTTAGAATCTTTGTATGTTACAGAAACAAAAGATGAAGAAACAAAGAAAATTGAAGTTGAAAAGAAAAATATTCCACAAACATCCATTGCTAGTTTTTTGATTGGTACAAATGATGATAGTATTTTGATTAAAGGAGTGCACCCAAGTAATCCTGATAATCAACACAAATGGAATATAAAAGAAAGATATTTTTGGCTTAATACAATTCCTTATTTCTTTAATAATGGTACTATTGAAAATCGAATGATGGAAGCTACATTTGATTTTCAAACTATTCTTGATTGGATTCTATTAACAGCATCTTTGATTAAGTTTGCTATGGATGAAAACAACAAGGATAAAATAGTAGATATGCTTGATGTAGCTGAGTACACGAAAAATAAAGAAGTGATCAAAAGAATTGCAATATTGCTAAAAAAATAATATTCATAACCAAGGGGATGAGATAGTATTCTTATCCCCTTTTTTAATAATAAATAATATGATTAGATATGGTTAATACAATTGGTATAATTGATGAAATGTCATTTATACCAGGAAATGTCCCGTCATTAAAAAATAGTAAAGTTAAAACAAACAAAGGAATATTCCCTTCTAAAACTGTTTCTCAATATCTTAAATCTTTTGGGATAAGTTCTTATTCTTCAGAAAAGAAAACTGTATCTATTAAAAAAACCTTTAAAGGAAATAAGTTTATAGATTATTTTAAAGAAGAGGAATTAAATAGAATTAATCAATTAAGACAAGAGAATATTCCTATATGTCTTGGATTTCATTTTATTAGAGATAGTAAAAGAAGGTTTGATTTTGGAAATGCATGTCAAATTATATGTGATTTAATGACGGCATATGACATTATAGAAGATGATAATATGAATTGTTTAATTCCATTTCCAATAATGGTAAATGACAGATGGTTTTCTTATGACAAAGAAAATCCAGGAGTTTTAATTAAAGTAATTAACGAATAATGAAATATAGATATTTAAATAGAATATCTTATTCAGCATTATCTTCATTTTCTAAAAAAGGCATTAATGCGTTTCTTCCTGAAAAAGAAGATTCATATGTGCCTTGGTTTGCAGTAGGAGGATTAGTAGACTCTTTACTGACAGGTGATCAAGAAAAAATAATAGAAAATGCAGTGGTCATTAAAGACCCTATTTCTCAACCACAAATAAAAGTTTGTGATTATTTAATTGAAAATAATCTAGAATTAACAAATGAAAACATAATTTTAGCCGCAAGAGCAATTCCTGTTTATAACAATATAAAAGATGAAGAAAAGTTATTAGCAAGATTTCAAGATCCATTTCCTTTATATTATAAATGCATAAAGGATAATAAAAAAGTTATATTTAAATCTGATCTTATACTTGCTAGACAGATTGCTGGAGAGATAAGTGGTAATAGATATTATCAACAATTAATACATAATTGTAAAAGAGCGTATCAAGTTAGAATCGAATGGGAATTTGAATGCGAAGAAATGCTATCAATATTAGACTGTTTATTTATTGATGATACAAATAAACATATATATATTGTAGATATAAAAACTGGTTCTAGAAGGCCAGAAATGTTTATAGAACAGTTCTCAACATTCGAATACGATATTCAAGCTTCTTTTTATTTAACAGCAATAGAATATTTACAATCAATTGGTAAATTGCCAAGTGATTATACATTATCTTTTCATTTTATTTACGCACCAACATTAGGAGAAATTAAATCTGTATTTGTTGACGTATCAGAAAAACGATTAAAAGCTTGTAAAGATAAGTGGGTTAATTTGTTCCATAATTTTGTTGAAGCACGTAATAAAGTTCGGCAAAATGGAATAGATATGATTGATTTAGAGAAATCTAATTATAGGATAATGATAGAATGATAGTGGTGAGCAGAGAATTAAGAGAAGAAGAATTTGTAAATAAAAACAAATCTTTCACTTATCTTTATCCTCTACTCAACATAAAAGATAGATTACCGCTAAATACGTATTTATTCTTAAATAACGATGATACTATTCGTTATGAATTATATTGTCTGTTCAAATATAGCAAACTAAATGAGGAATTAAAGAAAAATAAAAATTATTTAAGAACCATTAATTTAGGTGATTATGATGTTTTTGTTTTCTCTGTTGAAAGATTTATTCCAGAATATGAATATTTTATTATAGGAAAATATAGTAAATTTCGACCTTTATATAAGGAGGTTATTTTATCAAGATTTTCATTTTTAAGAAATAGCAATTCTTATAAAGCTAGAGATAAATTTAATACATTATTCGGAATATTATACAAAACAGATATCTTTAAAAAAGAATTAGAACAGAAATATAATAGACAAATAAATGATGATGAAGAATTATCAGAACCTACAGTTTTAAAAAAAGAAACATTTAATTTTTATAATGAGAAAAGATAAGAAAGAAAAAATTATTTTTAAATATTTTAGTCCATATATTCCTCAAAAAGCCAATAAAGGCGACGGAGCATATGATTTAAAATCAATTGGGCTAACGGTATCAATAACAAATTCAGATGATATACAAGTAAGATATAATCTTGGAATTAAAAGTGAATTTCCAGAAGGATACGTTGCGCTTGTATTTCCTAGAAGTTCTATATCAAAAACAAGATTACGATTAGCAAATTCAGTTGGATTCATAGATTCTGGATATAGAGGATTTTGGGGGGCTGTTTTTGATTTTAAATATAGTTTTTGGGAAAAAATTAAATATAAACTTCTATATGGGAAACAATGGGCCGAAATATTGGTTAATGATTCTTTAAAAAAGGAAGAAATATATAACCCTGGGAAACTCGAAAGATGTTGTCAATTCTGTCTAGTAAGGCTAGCTGATTTTGACATTGAAATGACTAAAAATTTATCTTCTTCAGAAAGGGGAGAAGGAGGATTTGGAAGCACTGGTAAATAATGACTAGAGAACAAGCGTTTAAGAAAGCCCTGGAATATTATAAGGGCAATGAATTGCCAGCTAATGTTTTTATTGATAAGTATGCTCATCATGATGCTAGTGGAAGATATTTTGAATCCACTCCAAATGAGATGCTTATGAGAGCTGCAAAAGAATTTGCTAGAATAGAACAAACCTACAAACCAAAAGATAGAAAATATAATCTTAATGATGAAAATGTAGTATTTTCATTCTTTAAAGATTTTAAATATATAATACCACAGGGAAGTGTTTTGGCTGGTATAGGATTAAAAGATTACACAACACTTTCTAATTGTTTTGTTTTAAAATCTCCTTATGATAGTATAGGAGGAATCGTATATTCAGATGCTGAATTAGCAAATGTATATAAACGAAGAGGTGGAGCTGGATTAGACATATCTAATTTAAGACCAAAAGATACAGAAGTGCATAACGCTTCTAAAACTACTACTGGCGCTGTTTCGTTCATGGAAAGATATTCCAATACAACGAAAGAAATTGGAATGAACGGAAGAAGGGGCGCCCTCATGCTAACTATCGATGTCAAACATCCAGATATATTTGACTTTGTAAATTCTAAAGTAGATCTTACAAAGATCAATGGAGCTAATATATCAGTTAAGGTAAACAATGAGTTTATTGATGCTGTAAAAAACAATAAAGATTATTATCTAAGATATCCAGTTGATCTTGATATATCTAAATTTACAAAAGATTATATTGACGCTCCGTATAATCAACTACATTACATAGAAGATCACGAAAATAACAATCGCATATGCTATATCAAAAAGATTAAAGCAAAAGAACTGTGGGATAATATAGTACATAATAATTGGTTATCTGCAGAACCTGGAATTATATTTTGGGATAATCAAAATGATTATTCTTTAAGTAATAATTATCCAGGATTTGAAAATGAATCTACCAATCCGTCAATTCACTGGGCGGCATAATAAAGTAATTTATTATGAAAAATTTGCTAAAAACGGTGGATATCCTAAATGGACAATACTGTGCTAATGAGTTATTCATTGTGTAACGACTATAGAATTTTAATATGATAAAAATAACTGATAAAAAAGAGTTGGTTAAACTCTGCTCATTTATTATAATGGGTGATGGTGGTGTATATTATAATGGTAAAAATTGCTATTTTGTAATGAATATGAAAAAAGAAAATAGCGATTATGTGTATTTATGTAAAGATATTCTAGAAAATATCACGTCTTGTAGAGTTAATAATAGAAAAGATTATAATACGGATGGATATGATAGAAAAGAACAATTAAGATTGGAAAGTAAAACACATCCTTTTTTTAATATTCTTAGAGATAGAATATATACAGATAAATATAAAGGAATAGATCCTCATGCTTTAAAATTGTTAGATTACGAAGCTTTGTCATTTCTTTATATGTCTGATGGTAGTTTACATAGATATTTAAGGCCAGAAATAGGAATGAAAAATGAATATTATTCAGTTAATTTAAATATGAAAAGATTATCTTATGGAGATTTATTTATTCTTAAAAAAGCTTTAAAAGAAAAGCTTGATTTAGAATGGAATATAAATAGACAAAAAAATTATTTCTATTTAAGATTAAGGAATAAAGATTTATATAAATTCATGAAAGGAATTACGCCTTATATTACACCTTCGTTTTCATATAAAATTCTAGACGCAAATCTCCTTAATAAGGATGGTGATATAGTCTGTTCTTCTAAGAAATTAGAAGAGTCAAGCAGAAATGACTTGACCGTGTGAAAACACGTAACAATAAAGGTGGTGAATTATGTATGTCTGCAAATGAGGCTTGCAGATTAATGGCTGTTAATCTATTTAATTTAGTAGATAATCCATTTACTCCAGAAGCTTATATAAATAAACAAACATTATTCGATGTATTTTATGTTGCTACATATTTGTGTGATGATCTTGTAGATCTTGATGTTGAAAAAATAGATGCTATTATTTTTAAAGTTCAGTCAGACGAACAGCCAGATTATATTAAACAATCAGAAATAAAACTATGGGAAAATATTAGAGAAAAAGCAATAGAAGGAAGAAGAATAGGCCTTGGGTTTACCGCATTAGCAGACATGATCGCTGCATTAAACTTAAAATATGGATCAGAAGAATCTAAAAAAGCAATAGAAGAAATAATGCACGAAGCTACTAAAGCGATGTTTACTGCAACAATAGATATGGCAAAAGAAAGAGGACCTTTTCCTGCTTTTGATAATAAATATGAATATGGATTATATCATAATTTTATCAAAGAAAAAATGCCTGATATCTATAATGATATGATTAAATACGGAAGAAGAAATATTTCTCTTTCTACTGTTGCGCCAACAGGGTCTATTAGCATTTTAGCAGAAACATCTTCCGGTATTGAACCGGTATTTCAGGCTTCATACAAAAGAAGAAAGAAAGTAGTAGGACAAACGGCCTCAAAGAACGTATTTAAAGACGATTCTGGAGACTTTTACGAAGAATATGATGTCTTACATCCAAAATTAAAAATGTGGTCTGAAATCGCAAAAGAAAGCGATTTTACGAAGTCTCCGTATTATGGATCTCTTGCATCTGATATTAATTATAAAGACAGGATTGAAATTCAATCTATAGTACAAAAATACATTACGCATTCTATTTCTTCAACGGTTAATTTACCAAAAGAAACTAAAGAAGATGTTATATCTAACATATATCTTTTAGCCGCAGAAAAAGGATTAAAGGGTATAACTGTATATCGTGATGGATCAAGATCTGGAATTCTAGTTTCAGATACTAAAAAACAATCTAAATCATATAAGAGACCAAAGGAATTACCCTGTGAAGTTTTGAGATTCAATAATGATGATGAGAATTGGATCTCTTATATAGGATTTAGAGACGGGAAACCATATGAAATATTCTGTGGAAAATCAGAAGATTCATTTAACATTCCTAAATATGTGAAAGATGGATTTATAATAAAAGAAAAATCAAATGGAGTTTCTAATTATAAATTTAAATACAAAGATAAACATGGTTACAATATAATTATAGAAGGATTAAATAGATGTTTTAATCCTGAATATTGGAATTATGCTATCTTTGTAAGTCTTTCACTAAGAGAAAATATTCCGCTTACAACTATTGTAAATCAAGTTTCTAAATTGAAATTAAAAGATGATTATATAGGAACTTGGAAAAATGGTATGGTAAGAATATTGTCTCATCTTATTCCTGATGGTAAAGTTGAAGGAGATAAATGCCCTGATTGCAAACAGGAGTCGTTAATACGAGAATCAGGTTGCATAAGATGTTCTAATTGTGGGTGGTCAAAATGTGGATAAATAAAATGGAAAAAGAAGGAATAAATTTATTGAAAGAATGTTTAAATTATATAGATTATACAAGATTTGAATTTGGTGAAGATTTAGACGAAACTAATCTAGAAAAGAGAATAAATTTATTTTTACAGAAATATAAAGATATTTAATATTAAATGAGTGGAAATGTTATAAGAAATATTTCTAAATTCAGTAATGCAGAGGAGATTCTAGATAAATGTCTAGATCTCCTTTGTATTAATGATACAGAAATACAAATTAAACAATCTTCTTTAATCAATAATAAATATTCATCTTTTATGGGGATTATACAAAAATGTCCATATGGAGATAATATTTACGAGCTTATTTTAGACGCCGATATGGATGATGACAAATTAATGAAAAATGTTATATTGCATGAATGTTGTCATC